CACCAAACTCCGCCACCCTCTCGGTTGACAACGTTATCAATATGCTAGACTCAAGATAATGGCACGACCTTCCGATTACACACCAGAAAAGGCCGATGAGATATGCAATCTTCTTTCGGAAGGTATTTCTCTTAGGACTATTTGTTTAAATGAAGAAATGCCTGATAAGGCTACGGTGTTTAGGTGGTTGCGAAAATATGAAGAGTTCCGCGACCAGTACGCGCGAGCCAAACAAGAATCCGCCGATGCTCAACAGGAAATTATCGAGGATATAGGTGATGAATCAATCGAAGCCGCTTACAAAGCAGACCCAAAAGCAGCGAACGCTGTCGTCTCTGCCTATAAGCTAAAAGCAGACAATCTTAAATGGGTAATGAGTAAAATGAAGCCGAAGAAGTATGGCGATAAGCTCGACCTCACTTCCGGTGGTGATAAGCTCCCGACCCCCATACTTCCTTATGTACAGGGAAACGACAGCGACTCGAAGGATTCTCCAGCTCAAACAAAGGATTAGGATTATCCAAGGAGGCACGTCCGCCTCTAAGACGATATCCATTCTCTTGTATCTTATTGCGCGCGCCCAGGCAGATACGACCGCAACGCTGACGAGTATCGTAGCAGAGTCTTTCCCTCACCTTCGGCGCGGCGCGATGCGCGATTTCCTCGCTATCATGAAAGCCCATCACTATTTCAGAGAAAGCCGATGGGATATAACCAATAGCGTATATACGTTTGAAACCGGTTCTCAGATAGAGTTCTTCTCGGTAGACCAGCCAGAGAAAGTACGCGGTGCTCGCCGCGACCGGCTATTCATCAATGAAGCGAATAATATACCTTTCTCTGCCTTCGAAGAACTAGAAGTCCGCACGAATGAGTTCGTCTTCCTCGATTACAACCCGACGAACGAATTTTGGGCACTGACGGAAGTGAAAGGCAAGCGGTCAGACGTTGATTTCATCATCCTGACTTATAAAGACAACGAAGCTCTTAATCCTGAAATAGTTAAGTCAATCGAATCCCGCAAGAATCGTAAAGGCTGGTGGAGCGTCTATGGCGAAGGCCACCTAGGAGACGTAGAAGGGAAGATATACAAGGATTGGGCCATCATAGACGAAGTCCCTCATGAAGCGCGTCTCGTCCGGTTCGGCGTGGACTTCGGGTATACGAATGACCCGACTGCGATAATCGCGCTCTACCGCTATAACGGAGGCTTCATCGTAGATGAGATTGCCTATAACAAAGGCCTCTCTAACAAGCAGATAGCCGATATTCTGCTCATGGAAGACCGGGCACTTGTCATTGCTGATTCTGCCGAACCGAAGTCAATAGATGAGATAAAGCTATTCGGGGTGGACATTCTTCCTTCAAAGAAGGGCAAGGATAGCGTAAAATACGGCATAGATTTGGTACAGAGCGCGCGCATGAGCATCACTAAACGCTCCGTTAATGTCATACGGGAATATCGTAATTATCTCTGGCTCACCGATAAGGAAGGGAAAGTCTTGAATGAGCCGGAGCACGCATTCTCGCATTCCATGGACGCCGTACGCTATGCGATGGAATCGGCGAACCGTACGGATAACGAACAAGAGGCGAATCGCCGGATGCAGGAGCAATTTATAAAGAACATGGGCAGACAGAAACTAAGTTCAATGAAATGATTATCATTCGACCTCTTCAGGAACCGACGCAGGAAGAAGAACAGAAACGCCTGGAAAAACAGGTGGCCGAACAATTTACTAAGGAACGGCGTAATGATTCGGCAAAATGAAAGACCTTAGTATCCTTATTCCTGCCCGGCATGAGGAGTTCCTGCAACGAACGATAGATGACGTTTATGCACACTCTCTCGCTGATATCGAAGTCTTGGTAGCTCTTGATAATTGGGAGAATCCGCCGCCCGTACTGGCTGATGTCGTCATAACGACCGCGAAAGGGCAACGAGGAGCGACAAACGAGCTTTGTAAGCTAGCTAAAGGGAAGTACGTCATGAAGCTCGATGCCCACTGTTCGATGGCGATGGGTTTCGATAAAGCTCTCCTAGAGGATATAGACGACCTCACGACTATCGTACCCTCCATTGGGAACCTCCATGCCTATGATTGGGTATGTCCGCAAGGCCATCGGCACTTCCAAGGCAAGTATGAGAAGTGCGACCAATGCGATTCGTCTGAACTGACCAAGGACATTAAGTGGGAGATTATCCCGCACCCTATCCGTTCTAGCTTCTACTTCGATACTGCGCTCCATTTCCAGTATTGCCCCGAAGAAACACCCGGCCTAGTCCATGAGACGATGAGCATACAGGGTTCCTGCTTTGTCATATCAAAAGAACGTTATTTTGACCTCAACATCTGCGATGAGTCTTTCGGTTCCTGGGGACAGCAAGGTACGGAAGTGGCGTGTAAATCATGGTTGTCCGGCGGTCGCGTCCTTTCAAGCCGCAAGACTTTCTACGGGCATCAGTTCCGAGAAACTGAAGGATTCCCGTATGAGAATAAGGTCGAGGACATTTTCGCCGCACAGAAGTTTAGTAGGGAGTTGTTCTTAAAGGACAGATGGGACAAAGCAATTCACCCGCTCTCATGGCTGATTGAGAAGTTCGGATATCAGGGGGATTGGACGCCGGAGAAGGTGAAGGAACTGTGTGGATAACCTAACTTGACAGATTTATCATGCTACACTGCAACCATGAAGAAAGATGAAAAAATGTATATAGTCCGTAAATATATACGCGCATCTTCAGTTTCAAGCGCCATACAGAAAGACAAAACTACTAAGGTACATGAAGTATTTGTTGATGACGAGTGGCGCAAGAGTCAGAAAGATAACCTCGCGAGCGCGATTGGATTTACTATATGAATGATGGTAATGACCAAACAATTCACTCCGTAACTCGTTTCAGAGAAACGCAGTTCATCATCGGGAACACGAAGCTGTCTCGATATGTGAACTTCTCCATGTTCGAGACGCTCATTCGTATTGAGGCGTATCTGAATTCAAAGCACATTTCAGGAGAAGTAGATTCGCTTGGGCGTGAGAAACCTTTCTACAACATCATCACGGCGGCAGTGAACGTATGGTGGCGCGCGACCAATATAGACCGGAAAGATATCCGTATCCGTGCTCAGCGTCCTTCTGATGAAATCAAGGCGTTCCTGGCGATGGTACATCTACAGTTATGGATGAAAAAGGCTGATTTCGGTACCTTCATCAAGAATTGGGGCCGTACTCTAGCCGCCTATGGTTCTGCAGTCTCTAAATTCGTTAAGAAGGACAATGAATTGCATTGCAATGTGATTCCGTGGAACCGCCTCATCATTGACGCATTAGATTTTGATAATAACCCCGTTATCGAGAAGCTCTACTACACTCCTGCACAGCTTCGCCAGAACAAATTATATGACCAGAAGGAAGTCGAACGGCTCATAGAAAATGTCCATGGCCCGCGCAAGACCGTAGACCGAATGCAGAAAGACATCCTCTCGAACTACATCGAGATATACGAAGTCCATGGGCAGTTCAGTCTTGCTCAATACAAACGCATGAAAGGCCAGAAGGTGCTTGAAGGCGATGACACGCAGTATTTCCAGCAGATGCACGTCATTTCCTACTACGAAAAGGCAGATAAGAAAGGCGAGTTTGAGGACTTTACGCTCTATTCCGGCAAGGAAGCGCAAAGCCCATATTTCATCTCTCACATGATGGAAATGGAAGGCCGCACGCTTTCCATCGGAGCCGTGGAACATCTCTTTGACGCGCAGTGGATGACCAACCATGCGATGAAGAACATGAAGGATTCTCTTGATTTGGGTGCAAAAATCTTCTTCCAAACCGAAGACCCGAACTTCGCCGGACGCAATGTGCTTACTGGCGTTGAGACGGGCGATATCTTCACCTACAAGCAAGGTTCACCCCTTGCGCGCGTGGACAATACTGCCCCGAACATCGCCGCCCTTGAGACGTTCAATAGCTTGTGGGCAAGTCTCGGGCAAGATATCACTTCCACTCCTGCGGTTATGCGTGGTATGCAACCAAGTGGAAGTTCGCAAGCGTATCGGCTCGGCGCACTCCTCGTCCAGCAAGCAGATGCTCTCTTTGAGATAATGACCGAGAACAAGGGACTTGCTCTTGAGAAGATGCTCCGCAAGTTCGTTATTCCTTTCCTCGAAACACAACTCAATAACGGAGACGATATTGCCGCCACGCTTGAAAGCTACGACCTGAAAAAGATTGACTCAATGTACGCTCCGACGGAAGCAATCAATCGTTTCAATGAGCGCACGATAAACCAGGCTCTCCAAAATGCCGCAGAACTCGCCAAGGGTAATGTCCCGAGTCCGCTTCAGCCGTTTAATCCGCAGCAGGAAATCGGGCAGATTCAGAGCGAACTTGCTCTCGGAGGAGCCGTACGATATTTCACTCCCGATGATGCGAAGAAGACCAATTGGAAACAGATTTTCAAAGACTTCGAATGGGAATGTGAAGTACAGATAACCGGCGAAAACGATGATAAGCAAGCCACCCTTTCTGTCCTTCAGGGACTCCTGCAAACCGCCGTCAATAACCCAGCTCTCTATAAGCTCGTCTCCGATAAGATTCTCGAAGAGACAGGAGTCATCTCCCCGATTGAGATAGCGACCGCAGAACCTACGCCTGGCCTTCAGACAAAACAGCCGCCCCAAGTGGGCGCACGAACCGCAGCCCCTGCTTCGGGAGGGTGATATTAACTAACATACATTCATGGAAAACGGGAGACAGATGCGTATAACCGAGCCGGAAATGGCTCTTATCAAGGCCACCTTCAAAGAGAATGAGCCTCTTTTGAAGCTTCTCAGGAAGATTTTCTTGCCTGAGATTGACCCGAATGCTCCTATTGGGCAGGTCGTAGACCTATGGATGACGATTCCACCGGCGGAACTTACGCCCGAACAGGCGTATATCAACCTCAAGGCGCGTAATTCAATCATCGCCCATGTGGAACAGCAGCTTCAGCAGTTGAGCACCCTGGCGAATCAGGAGGTGCTCTCGCCGATTCAACTCGCAGAGAAGAACCGCAAGGATTCTTCAAAGTAAGTTATCCACAAGTGCTCGTTTCGTGTATTGACTTGTGCTACACTACAACTAATCGGACAGGCGTAAGTCCTAAAAACAGCCTAAACAATGGATATTGACCAAATCGTGCAGGAAAAGATTGATAAGGACGAGCAGTTTCAGGCAAGCCTCGCGGAACTTGGAGACGATGAACGCGAACAGCTCCTAAGCCAGAAACGGAAAGAAGTTCTTTCTAACGAGTTTGCGACGCTCAAAGCTCTCGCCGATGAAAAGACGAAGGCTGAAGAACTCGCCAATAACTACAAGGCACGCGCCGAGAAAGCAGAAGGCAAAATAAAGGAACAGTCTGAAGGACTTTCCGCAAAAGATGCCCTCCTGCTTGCAAAAGCGAATGTAAATCTTGAAGATGTTGATGAGGTCGTCGAATACGCTCAATTCAAGAAGATACCGATAGCAGAAGCTCTCAAGAGTTCTATCTTGAAGGGTATGCTCGCGGAACGTGAAGAACAGCGTAAGACAGCGCAGGCAACCGCGACCGGACGCCAGCAACAGCAGGCAGGTACGGAAAGCGAAGCTTCGATTCTCGCTAAAGCATCAGGCGGTCAGGTACCGGATGATGAAGCAGGAATCGCGCGACTCACAGAGGCTCGAATCAATCAGAAACTCAAGAAGGGCTAGGACAACGGGAGTGTTCTAGTAGCGGGAGGGAATTATTCCCTAAACCCTTACTAACGTGAACACTATTGGAACTTCAACTATAGGCACCAGTTGGCGGGCGAAGTATTTCTCTTCGAACCTCCAGCGCGTTCTTCGCAAAGCCCTTGTGGCGGAGAAGGTGTGTATGGTTGATAACTCGGATGTAAACTATATCTACAATCCGTATACTACCCAGCCGACGGCTGCGATTCAGGCGAAAGCAGGAACGTATTCTGTCTCGGCGTGGTCTATCACGGATGACACGCTTACGGTGACTGATGAAGTCATCTACGCTGGTCATGTCTTCGATTTCGAGCGCGTGATGAGCAATTACGACCTCATGGCGCAGCGCATGGACGAAATGTCCTACGCTATCGCCTATGGTATTGACTATTTCGTGGTCAATGCGCTCGGTCAGGACGCGACGAGCACGTATACGACTCCGACGGGCGGCTTTACGGTCGCCGCGAATATCCCGGTTATCATCTCGAACCTCTGCTCGAAGGTGATGGGATATGCAGAATCGTATAACGGCCTGTTCCTTATCATCGAGAACACGGATGTCGTCGGCTTCATTCAGGCCCAGATGCAGTCCGGCTTCAGCTATGCTGATGCGGCTCTCAACAACGGATTCCTCACTTCCTACGGCGGTGTAGATATCTACGTTGTACGCTCTGGTACCTTCGTGACGACGACTATCGGTTCTCGTTCGGATATCGCCATGAGTGGCCATCGTGTCTTCGGCGTGAAGAACATGGCTACGTACTGCTCGCCTCGCGGCATTCAGTATGATGAAAAGGGCGTTACCGCCAAGACGGGTCGTGAAATCGTCGCCTGGGGCTATGTCGGGTTCAAGCTTTGGACTCAGAAGGCTCCCCTTATCGTCAATATCACGCTTGCCTAACCATTATTAGCCCCTTTCGGGCTAATTCATGGGGACGACCTCCTCCCGACTTCGCCCCCAGCAGTTAGCCCGAAAGAATAACTAAACCTACAATGGGAAAGAAAATCTCAGTCAATGACTCAGGAATCCAGGCAGATGTAGACCCGTCGAGCCGTGAAGAACGTTGGAAAGTATGGCTTGCGAACTATGCGGAGAAACAGCCCGTGAAATACGCGGCTCAGCTTGCGAATCATGAGTTCGACAAGATTCCCGACTCATTCAAGTAGTATGAAAAATACTCTTATCGCTTCGGCAATAGTCGCAGCTGTAGTGGCTCTCGTAGTTGGATTCGTATTGCCGCGCCAGACGGCGCAGACGGTACAGAATCTCGGCTCATTGGTCGGGCCGGATATTCCTTCTCCGTACCTTAGATGGGGTGGAGTGGCCGTCTATAATGCTGCCGCTTCTCTGAAGCAGGGTTCTACCACGCCGTGCGCGCTTCAATCTCCGAATGCGACGAGTACGCTCGAAGCAGGCGGGATAAACTTCACGGTTGCTTCAAGCACCGCGATTACAGTCGTAGCTGCGCAGAGCGCGACTGCCTTCGCAACGACGACGCTCATCAATTCCAAGTCTATTACAGGACAAGGAATGCTGATTGCCGCCTCTACGACTCTCAGCTCTCTTGAACAGACGAATCGCATATTCGCACCTAATACGTGGCTCGTCTTCAGTGAAACGGGAGGCATCACTGCAGGAGATGCCGGTACGGGATTCGTACCGAAAGGCCGTTGTCAGGCCGTGTGGGTAGCGTATCCGACTCTCTAATCGTTCCTCCTTGCCCTTCATGGTGGGAGGGCAAGATAGGGCTGATTAGCCCATAATACACATTTATGACTCATCGTTTCTCACTTCTTGCAGGTATCGTGCTCATGGCGGCTCTTGCTATCGCCGCATTCTCTACGTTCTCGCAAGTACATGCGAACGCATATACCGCTACGCATATAGAATCGGCTACGACTACGACTTCCGTCGCTCTCACGAGTTCACAGCGTATCCTGGCTTCCTCAACGTCTCCATATACGCGCGTATACGCGACTATTTGCAATCCGAATGCAACGCTGGTGTATGTACGTCTTGGGAATGACAGGCCCGCAACCTCCGCAAGCTCTACCGTCGTCATCGCAGCTGCCGCTGGGTATTCTTCGTGCTATGAAATCACTGACCGCAATTCCTATCAAGGTTCCATCACCGCTTCTTCGAGTGCTGGTAGTGTGACTATCTTCGCCAGCGATTTCTGGCAGTAAAATATGGTATTCAACGATACCAGCACGAAGCTCGGTATCATCCAAAGATGCGAACAGTGGACAGGTTTGGGTGATACGGGAATATCAGGAGATGCGACACTCCTGAAGCAGTTTACTGGTATCGTAAATGACGGATTTGATGAAATCATGCCGCTTCTTTTGTCCTATACGGACAAAGGACGATGGGATGACCTCAATAATACCGACTATCCGATAGCTACATTCAACCTCGTTTCCGGCCAAAACGATTATTCAGTCAAAGTAGACGGCAGTTCGCTCGATATTTTGCGCATATTCGACGTGCAAATCCTCGATTCTCCGACTTCCACTGATTATGTGACCATAACGAAGATAGGACTCGATGACCCGAAGGCGATTCCGGCCATGGCCCCTGCTTCGACTGATACGGGAACGCCGGAATGGTGGCTTGAACGCGATAATGTCATATTCCTTAACCCGAATCCGAATTATTCAGCGACCAATGGAGTGAAAATCTTCTTCGAACGTATTGAAAGCTATTTTGCTTCAACAGACACGACGAAAGCACCGGGTATTCCAAGGATTTTCCACCCACTCTTGGTATTCATCGCTTCACGAGACTGGCTTGTGATGAACAAACCTTCGAATACGGTCAATATCGCTACGTTAAATCAGAAAATAACCCTTTTGAAGCAAGGAATTACCGACCTCTCTTCTGCTCGGAACCCTACACACTCACGGATTCGGACTAATTACGAGCCGGAAACAGGTCAAATGGCTCCGCGAGACTCGAACAAATGACCAACAATACCGAACATGCAGCAAATAGCAGCAATATCTCGAAACCGGCTGATTCGACGGTCATAGATAGGCCGTTCTCTCGGATAGTGGCTGACCAGACCTTCGACCAGGTAGGTGAGAACACATTTGATGAAGTTGGGCAACTTCGTTTCTCTGACCAGTTCAATGTGATACGGAATGTACCGAAATCCTGATATGCACTTCCTTGCTACCATCTTCGCCTCATTCATAGCCTTCTTTAGCGGCGGCACCAGCTTGCTTGGTACTATTTCGCCAGTACAGAGTTCAGATACGCTCAACACTCTTCGCACAAGCTTTAATTCGCTTCTCACTCAAGTAAATCAGAATACGGCAGCAATCATTTCAACTACTACCGCCCTTACCGCGGGCCAAGTGATATACGCGACGAGCGCGAATACGATAGGAAGTGTCGCTACCAGCTCTATCTCACTCGGCACAGGGCTTTCTTCAAGCGGCACCGCAGGCTATTTGGTCGGGGGTTCAGGCTATACGATAAATCTCGGCACGGTCGGCATAGCCAATGGCGGTACCGGCACGACCACAGGAGGCAACACCAACGGAATCTCCTATTACGACGGGACTAGAATTACGAACTCCACTGGCTTCACTTTCACGGGAACGAACGTGGGTATCGGCTCTACCACTCCCGCGTTTCGCCTTTCCGTCGGAAATGCCGGAAGCGATTTATACGTGAAAAGCACGGGTGAAGTGGTCGCCCAAGATACGTCGAATACCTGGAACGGACGCATATTCCCCACGCGCACGCTCGTCATTCCTTTTGCAACGAGCACGGCGACCTGGACGGCTACGGGCACGCCTCCGCAAAGCATCGCCCCGGATACGGTGATGCCCTTTGCGGGCACGATTCAGGCCGTGCGGTGTTCGGTAAACACGTTCCTCGGCATCAAGCTCACGATAAAT